GTTTTGCTCTTCTATATTTTTGGTTATATAAGTGTAATCTAATTGTATAGGCATATCTTTGCTATAAACTTTATTATCTGCAAAGAAATTATTAGTTTCTGCTGTTATTGCTACCAAGTGTGGAGGCTCTGTTGCTTTTTCAAATTTGCCAAAAGCATATTTGAAGCCTGCTTTTTCACATCTTTTTTTTAATTCTTCTAATGTCATTTTGTCCTCCTAATTTTAGTTTTTAATAAGTCTGCAAATTCTTGTCCATATTTTTCTTCAACTGGTCTAATATGTGGTTGAGCTTGAGTCCTTCTACCATTTCTAGTTGTATGTCCAAACTCTAGCAAATGAGTTAATTGGTAATTTGTTTTATTCCAAATTACTCTTGTATATTTGTTTCTTACAGTTCTACTTTTAACTCCATTTTTAATAGCCCAACCTTTATAATATTTTGTGTTTCTAGCTATTCCGCTTCTAGGACTTGTTTGAATAAGCTCCTGTTTTGCTTCTTTTATAACAGTGTTAGTCGCCTCAACTACTTCCTCGTCTATATCTTCTTTGTATTGAGTGAGATATTCCTGTAATTCTTTTTCTAAGTTTTCAGGTTTAATTGTTTTTGACATTCTTTATTTTCCTTTCGCAAACAAGTATTAGTTCGTCTGCTGTTACCTCTTGAGTCCTTATAATTGTGTAAACAATTCCCATATACTCAAGTTCTTGTTCATTGTTATAATTTAAGGTACTTATTCTTAATCTTAGTGTAGGTTGATATCCTGCTTGATTAGCTTCGTAGTATTCATTTGCATAAACATCTTCTACTTTAATTATTGGAATTTCAGTTTTAATTGGCTCTTGTGGAATGGGGCTTCCTATTTCATTTTGAAGATAATTTTGTTTTATTAGTTTGCAACTTACATCACGCATTTTCTTCCTCCAGATATTCCTGTGATAAACTTAAATTAGCACAAAGAAGACTATATGTTCTTTGTGCTAACTCTTTTTCTTTTATATCTACATTTCCGAAGTTTGCTTTTACAAACATCATAATAGCAGATTTAATTAGACTATCCTCAGTATTCTCTGAAGCTTTAATTCCTTGTCTTTTTAAATCTGCTATTCCTGATTGTATTAGCATTTTTATTTCTTCATCTTTTAATGTAGCTGTGCTTACAATGCTTAGGCATTGTTTAGCTAAAATTAGCAACTCGTCCATATAGTCCTCCTAAATTTATACTGATTCTACACTTACTGTTATTTCAGATGTAGACTCATCTGAATATGTAACTGTTCCTCCTGTCACTTTTCCTGTTGAATCTGTTGTTAAAGCAATAGCTGTTACACTTTTACCATCTTTTCCTGATGCACCAGTATCACCTTTATCGCCTTTCTCTCCTTGAGGTCCTTGTTCTCCAGTATCTCCTTTATCTCCCTTTGGTCCTTGAGTACCTCCAGAAGTTTGATAATTTTGAACTATATAATCAAGAACTTCACATACAGTTTCTCCTGTTACTTCATCCACAGAACTTGCAGAAGTAACTTTCAAAGCTAATTCTTTTAAAAATTTTACTTTAGTATCCATTTGTTACCTCCTATTCTCCTTTTTGGCTATATGCAAAATACTTTGGTCTTGCAACACCATCATAAATCGCATATCCACCATATACAATTCTTCTAGGTTTAACTTTTATTTCTTTGTCAACTCTAACTGGAGAAACTTCATTTAATATGTAATTTTTACAATTACCAACAATAATATCATCATCATTTAAGTAAGGGTCTACTTCTACTGGTACTAGCTTGTTAGTAGCGATTCCTTGTAAGAATGGATAATTTCCATTGTTATCTTTGTAGCTTACGATATCTATATTTACATTAGTAGAAATATACGCTTTTGCTCCCCTTCTTGCTTCTTTTGTTAAAGATTTATATGCTGCAATTATTCTATCTACAGGTGAATTTCCTTCTTTTATTGGGCTTAAACCTTTAGTTATTCCTTTTGGTTTATTCACTCCATCTCCATAAATAACAGCATTTACTAAAGCAATGCCCATTTTAGCAGCTAATTCTTCTACTATAAATGGAATGAAACTTTCTACTGCCATTTGTTCTAATTTCCATGTTATTTCAACATCTTTTGCAAGTTCCCATCCTGTAAGTTGTAAATTTGCATATTTTTGACCTTCATTTTCAGTTTCTTTTAGTTCTGTATACCATTTTGCATCATCTGCTTGTTCTAAATATGGTAGTTCTACATTTCCAGCTATATTTAATTTTCTTATATCTCTGAAAATTGGGCTAGAATCTACTATAATTTCTAAAATATCATTTCTAACTGTCCTAGGAATAAATAAACCACCGTTATTAATTCCTTGTGTATCTGCATCAGATGCTACAAAAGTTGTGTCTGTTGTTGTAATAGCATCTCCTAGTGCTCTTTTTTCCTCTGCTGTAAAGTCCTTTTCAGGTCTTCCTAATAATTTTTTTGCCCAAGCCGTTCTATATTCTGGACTTTCTAATACTTGTGCTAATGTTCTTTTTTCTTCCACGTCTGTGTCCTCCTTATATTTTATTATTTTTGATATTTCAGCTTTTCTTTGCTCTAAATTATTTTCATCTCTAAGTAATTTTCTTTCTTCTTCGTGTGTTATATTTTCATCAGAACCTTCGTCTTCTGGAACTTCTTTGTTTAAGTCTTCTGCTTGTTTTCTTAATTCTTCAAGTTCCTCTGTTGTTTTTGCTTCGTTAATTTTTTTTCTTAATTCAGCTTTTTTAGCTTCAATTTCTTTTTTTAACATAATTTCCTCCTAAAATTTAAAATTTGTAGTTCTACCACCACTCTATAAAATCTCTATTTTGTTTCTACCAACAAAAAAGAAGTAGTTCTACCACCGCTTCAAATTCGAGAATTATATACTTTTTCACGAGCTCTTAGAATCGATTTTAAGGCCATTTTAAAATATGAAACATATACTTTTATGCCTGTAAATCAAGCCATAATTTGATTTTTTCTTTTTCTAATTCTAAATTATGCACCTTTTTATTTTTTTCATATTGTCTTTTCTCTTCTTCATATTGTTCTTTGCTTCTTGCATAAATTTCTGTAGTTTCATATGCAGGTACATCTACAACAGAAACATCAAATATTTTGTCAAATTCAAGTATTTTTCTCGTATCTGTTTCATAATCATATTCTTCGCTTCTTACTGTAAATGCAAAACTCATTTTGCTTAATACACCTTCTTTAATCAAAGTGTATATATCTCTATTTACAGATGTATCTGGCAACTTAGCTCTTATTTTTAGTCCGTGGTCATCAATTGTAAATTGTAATGAGCCACCTTTTGTACGAGCCATTGGTAAGATAGAGTCTTCATGATTATATTTCATAACAATATCTGACATATCTGCATTATCAAATGCGTGTCTATCTATTACTTCTTTAATCCATTTTAAATCTGTTACTGTATCGAATACTGCTGCATATCCTTCAACAATCATTCCTTCTTCATCTAAAGCTCGCATATTAACAAGTCTTATTTCTTTTACTGCTTTTTCCATTAGTCATCACCTCCAATTTGATATTGATTAGCTATTGTGCTATCAATGTTATTTAAACTTTGTAAAATTCTATTTCCTTCTTCTCCTCCAAGTGGAGGTAAGTCTAATATTTCTCTTCCTTCATCAACTTTTAGCATTGCCCAAGGTGCTACCACTTTTAATAAATCCGTTTTTGTCTTTAAACTTGCATATTGTAATCTATTCGCTGTAAATACAATTTGATGTCCTTCTTTAATTGATTTAGTTTTAAAAATTTTATTAGTAAAAGCTTGTCCCATTTGAATTGCTCTAGCTTCTATTACACCTTCATAAAAAGCATTCCACTCTTCTTCTGTAAAACTATTATTTATAATTTTTTCATTAATTCCAAAATAATCAAAAATGTTATTGTTTACTCTTTCCCATTGGTCTTTATCAAGTGTTATAGGTTTTAAGTTAACTTCTTGGAATTTTGCTTTTGCGTCTAGAGCAGCTATGCCACTTTCATTTTCAAGATTTAAAAAGTCTTTAACAAAATCTTCTTTTGTTTTAACTAAATCTTTGTTTTTAAGCATACTATTTTCATATTGCAAAATACCTTTTAAATTACTAGTAGTTTTTATAGCGTTTTTTATTCCTTCGCTTGCTGTATGTGCTGTTTCTATGTCGGTCTGCAATACCTTATTGCTTGTACCGAATATATCGTTTCTGTTATAAAATAATCTTAAATGTATTAGTTCAAAATATGGAATTTCATATGTTTGTCCATTAATAAAGTCAAACTTTAAATATATAGTTCTATTTGT